CCCGGCTTTGCAGACTGTAACTTGTCGTACTGCATCGCCTTGTATAACGTCAGAACGGCTCGTGAATCAAATACGTTAGCCAGTTCTTCATCAGAGAATCCCATCTGCTTACCGTATGTGCGAATGTCCTTACGGATTACTTCGCCCTTAGACGGATCAGCAAACTCAGGTAACACAGAAACTAGCTTCTCAGATTCAGCGGCTATCATTTGCCTCATCTGTTGCTGCCTATCATATTCTTGCTGCTGAGAGATCATCTCTCGTTGAGCGCGAACCTGTGCTAACTGCTTCTCCTTCTGAGACAATTCTGCGACCTTTACGGCATAACCGATAGGGTCAGTCTCTTTCAGGTAATCCAAATCCTCTGCTTGTTGCGGCTGGTTCAACATCTGCTCGATGATCCCCAACTGCTGCGCGTATTGATCGCGCAATGCCTTGGCTTCTTGAACTGCATGACGTTCGGCCTCAACCGCCTTGCGTTCCTCAGCTACGGCTTGCGATTTCTTGGTGTAATCAGTGCCAAGTTGATAAGACTTGATAAGCTCATCAAGGGTTACCTCCCGGTCTTCGCCAGCGGCTTTGACACGGTACTTTTGAGGCTCCTCTTGCTCACCATCGTCATCTTCTTGTTCTACCTCTGACTCGTAAGACTCATCAGATTCGGCCTCGCTTTCGTTAGCTTCTGAAGCGGATTCTGGTTGTTCCTGTTCGGAGCCATCTTCTCGATTCATCATGCTCAAGAAAGCGTTAGCTGCACCTTCTACCGTCAACTCTCCACTTCCCTCGGGAGTCGTGTTTGGAGTATCGCTCATGTGTGTTGTTTCCTAAATTATATCGGGAACCGCCCGATTCGGGTTACAAAATCTTAATCCTTTTTTCGTCCATCATCTTTTGAGCAGCCATGCTTTCAAGATGTGATTCAATTGAATCTAGTACCCTAAGACGGATATAAGCCTCCTCACGAAGCTCTAATTCACCATAGGTGCTGTTTATAATTTTGTTAAGTTCATTGCCCCGGAGATCTTCCATCATCTCCTGAAAGATTGGCTCCATAATCAAGTTAGAAGCCCACTGTGCCTTATCCACCTGTCAGACTCCCTAGCTCTTTAATCGCCTTCAGGACAATCTCAGCTTGTTTATTGCGGCTATCCTCGTCAGCCAAGTCCATTGCCAGTACCGCTTGCAATTGCTGAACTGCTAACTGCGCTTCTTTAATGCGAATGTCAGCCTGATCCTTCTGGTTCTTCATCTGCATCTCGATGCCCTTACGGGTGAACTCAGCCTCTAGGTTCTGACGCTCCAGATCCAACTTAGCAGCATCAATCTGCGCCTTAGCTTGTGTCTTCTCACGCTCTACCTGCGCCAACAACTGCGCCACTTCTGCCTGTTGATCTGGCGCAGGTGGCTGTGGCTGCGACAACTGAGCATCCATCTCAGGCGTAATCTCGTTCATGAAAGCATTAGCATCCTTGAAACCAGCAGCCTCAATGAACTTTGCTAACGTGTTACGGTATTGACCAACAGAAACAAGCGGATTAGATGGGCCATAGGTCTGAATGATCTGCTCCTGCTTGGCAAGAACCATCTGAAGCATCGTTAGCTTCTGATCCCGGTCACCTGAACCCAGACCAACATTAACGGATACATCGTACTCATTAGCCCATGTACGAGGATCAAACTGCACGTACTTGCCACGCATACGGACAATCTTCGGCTTATCCTGATACTTGCCCAACAGATGCAGAATGCCTCTAAACAAGCTCTTAACGCCAGTCTCAGCAAAGATACGGGCAATCAACTCCAGCTTGCCAGAGTTAGATTTCATCATCGCAGCTACAGCAGCAGCAGTTACGTTAGACAGAATATCCGGATCAAGACCTTGTTGCGCGTCACTAACACCAGTACGCTTGGCCTGTACCGCATCCATGTACTCCAGCATTGGCATAGCCTGACCAAAGGTAGACTGAACCTGAAGCGGAACCAGAGCGTTAGGATTCTTCAAACGGACAATACCGCCGGGAGTAGCGTTAAGCAGGTCATCCAAGTTCACCTGACCATCTACAGCGCCAACCCGATTGTTATTCGTCAGGTAGAGATTATCGAGAGACTGACGAGTAATAGTGGACTTGATAAGCTGGATGTCCATAGTCCTATCTGCCAGAGACTGACCGAAGAACTTGTGCGGAATTGGGATAGGGCAGATGCTATGGAACGGAACATAGTCGCAGTCTTCATCTTCTAGTATTTCCGATCCGCAATAAACAATCCTACGCAACTCAGCGATACCGTCATCATTCTCGTCAATGCGTATATAGCACTCGTATACCTCAACCGTCTGCATAGAATGGTCAAGGGACTGAGTCTGATCTGGCTGTTCTCCGTTATCAAAACGAGCAACACGCTCGGCAGAGAAACTTAGATCGTCATAAGAAGGTAGCTCATTTACGATGTCTTTGTCGTAGCCCATTGCAATCAATTCTGACCGCTGCATGAGCTTGCGATGAGCTACAAAAGGGGAGTCCTCGATTGTCCTAGCCGCCTTGGAAATCAGGAACTCCTCCGGAGGTACGTTCTCAATCCGTACAGAACCACTCTTGTTTGTCCGCTTGACCGTAACGTCATACGATGGAGCCATTATCGGCATACCCATCATATCCATGCCAGCAGGGATCATCTCGACCTTCTGGCTTACAACGGTAAGAGACTCATCAGACAGCAGCATGACCAGCTCATCTTCAGTCAGGCTCTTGTATTTCTCTTTAATAACATCTTCTTGGGCATCCCAATACGACTTAACGATACCAACCTTCTGAAGCAGGGCATCCTTAAACCAGTTATGCAGGATCAGTAGACCTTCGTTCTCACGGTAGAACACCCAATTGCAGTAGTCAGTAGCCTGTTTAGCAGACTCCTCATCTTCAGCAGTCTTAGGCTCAAAGTAGACAATATCCTCTGTTGTCGTAAAAACACGTATTAGCTGCGGGAGAGATCCATCTATTGCTTCGGCTACTTCTCCGGTAACAATCTGGCTGCGACCTTCTACCTCGTTACCATACGGATTGCGGAGATAGTAATCAAGCGCTCTACGACGCTCCTCAACGGTCTCTGTCTCAATGTATCCGATAGAGTCATCAATCTCAGATTCGACGATACTCTTGATCTGGCCTTCATCCATCTTCATAGCAAGCCCTTACAGGAATTTTGCTTATTATACAACCCATTTTGCGTTAATAGGCAAGTCTGAAGACCACGAACTGTCGCTCTCGTCAAGCCCTATTGCTAGGTATCTGAAGGCATCGGCATAGTGACTTGACCAATCGTGCAACGGCTTATCGTAGAAGACCTGCTGCTTCTCGTTATATTCCCTACGATAGTTGCGTATAGCGTCTAGCCCCGGCTTAGTTTTGTGGTCAAACCAGCAACGTGGAAGCAAGCGTCTGACAGCCTGTATTCCATCGGCTACAGACAGTCTAGGCGCAACCGTAATCTCTAGGCCAGCCTCGTTAAGAACCTCCTTACGGCTCTTGCCAGTGCCTAGCTCCCTTACCTCCACATCGTGCGGGAGTATCTGTGCAAAGCCTTCGTACTTGTTTTCCCTGAGCCATGATACATACCAGTCCAGACCGACTCCGTGATTCTCGATGCAGTCAATAAGCCGCACTTCCTTGCCAGCCAACTGAGCCACCCATAGACAAGTAGAGTCACCCATACCAAGATCCCAAGCAACAAAAGACTTGCAAAGGTCATCCCGGTCAATAGTCGTGATCCTAGACTTGGTTTCGAGATCGTTAATAATCTGCCCAAAATAGCTCCCTTCCACGGCGGCACTAAAGGAACATTCAAATTCTTGCAAATACTTGTCTTCGCCCATTTCTTTACGGGCATCCCAGAGTTCTTTTTCCTGAAGAATCCCTGTCTCACTAGCTCTGAACTCAAGTAACGCCCATCCTTCCGCTGTCTGTGCCCTATCCCTAAAGTCAGCAAAGTGGTTCTTACCCTTAGGCGTACCAATAAAGAGACACCACGTAGGAGCATCGTCTGTATTCCTATCTGCTAACGCTGGCCTGATGACCTCGTTCCAGATCTTAGGGTTTTGATCCCCAATCTCGTCAAGGACAACTCCATCAAAATACTGCCCACGCAAGCTATCAGCATTGTCAGACCCGTAAAGACTAATGCGCCTACCCCAAAAATCAACCCTAAGTTCCGAGATATTAGCCACAGCCCCAAGAGGACGAGTAAATTCAAGTAAGTAATCCCACGCCACCCTTTTGGACTGAGCATAAGTCGGAGCAATATAGGCAAATCGTGGGTTTTGTTTCTTGCACTCAATGGCAGCCTTTATCAGATGGTTGATAGCGCTTACAGTCTTGCCCATACGACGATGAGCCACTACAACCGTAAACCTATGGTTATCTACTGCCTCATGGATCTTTAGCTGCTGATCCCTTGGCTTGTAAGCAATCTCGATTACTTCTGCCAT